AGGGCTGACAATGTGTTAACTGTGAACACTACTACTAATGGTGGTCAGGAGGCTTCTGCTCTCAATAACATTTCATCAGGTGTGACATTAGGCAGTTGGTCTGCTCAATCTAATCAAATTAGTGTAGGAGCAAATGAAGCATCAGAAATTGGCACTGGAAATAAGATATACGATTCAAGCACAACATTGATTGGAACAGTTTCTAGTTCTAGTAATAGTGTTATCACATTAGCAGAAAATCCTGCTACTACAGTAACTTCTACAATTTATACTAATCAATTACGAGAGGCCATGTATTTAGAACAGATGTTCAAAGTTTCTCTAGTCTTCTTGAAAGCAGGAAGTGTGGAACTTTGGCTGAATGATGAATTGATAAAGAAGGAAAATCACACTTTGAATTCTGTAACTCTACATCCTAGTGATTGTAAAATAGGAAAGGGTGCTGATGCTACAGAACAGTTCTATGGTGAGTTATATGAAATTGCCATGCATAAGGGAAAACGACCCGGTTCAACTTTGAAGACTCTCACTCCTAGTTATTCTGACATACTCTTCTACTATACATTCGGGGATTGATTATGGGTCATGATACTATAGGCAAAGTAATTTTCCCAATGAATGCGGGATTTAATGAATCTGATATCACAGATAATAATACTTCGTATGACTATGATAATCATACTGACCAAAAGGCAAAGGCTTTCATGTCAGTCTCTGTGAATCCGAAATTCGTTCAAAATAATTTACTCTATGAGAATAGCATAGATGCCGATTCTACACAATCAATACAAAACTCTGCTAATTTTATGGAGATAAGAAAAACTTCACATGGGACTTCTATATCTAATGATTATGCAGATAAAATAGGAAATAGAATATTGCCAACTACAGCCACCTTAACAGATTATGGAATAAACAGAGATGAAACTCATCCATTCAAAGTAAAGGCATATGATTCTACAATTAATGATACAGAAATCAATAGAAAGTTTGTATATTCAACAACTGATTATCCTGCTTCAAGTGAAATAGGATTAGATATTGAGAACTATGATTATTTCATTCTATTGAATCCTCAATTAGTAGAAGCAGGAAATGATTTAGTTAGACCACATCTTGCTAAAATTACTAGAATAGTTGCCTTTGATGAGTTTGGTGATGGATTGGAATTTTCTCCATCTTATACTAGTTCAGTACCGCTTAATACAAAATTTGAAATTTTCAAAGGGCCAATAAAAACAGATACAGATGTAGTAGCAGTTAGTTATGGACTTAGAGGAGATACTTCTGCTACTACACCTAAGTATGATAGGGTGAATATATGCAGTTTGCCTACTTGGTATTTCTATAACGATAGGTTGGATGAGAAGAATCAATTGGATTACATGACGAAGTATAATGCCACACATTTACGTTGGTGGGCTTATTCTACTACAATTAGTATTACTTCTGCTTCATCACATGACCAATATAGTGCTGGAAGTACATCATTATATTACGTTTTGAGTGAAGGAGATTGGGATAAATTAGTAGAAGGACAATCTATATATAATAATTCTAATACTTATATTGGTAATGTTGCTTCTAAATATACTGATACCACTTATCGGTTCTTTTTAGATTATGCTAGAGTAGCAGTTAGTGCGATTAGTAGTGCCACTGATTTTAAGATAGGCAAGACTGTGCAAAATGTGATATTTAGAACAGAAGGTAAATTCAGCAATACTATTCAAAATAAAGGTAAAGAGAGATTAGATGCTAATTTAGTAGATGCTAATTATTCTGCTGACACCAATGCTTCTACAGATTTCTATAAATGGACTGTTGCGTTACCTAAAATGCATAGGCATACCGCGAATCTTCTAACTTCTACAGTGAATACAATAGATGGAGATTTGACAGGCTCAAGTAAATATCTAACTTTTGAAAAGGCTAATTTCAAGAATAATAAAATTTCCTTAATTCAAGATGCTATTCTAAATAATCCAAGAAATAAGATGAGTCAACTTGCTTCGTTTACAACATTGGATAACAGTGGACTACAACATCTTAAAGTTCAAGAAGAAGACACTCTGATATTGCAAAGGAACGTTCACAATGATAATTTCAATATGATTGCTTTTGAAGGAATAGTATCACGACATGCTTCAGAAACAAATAAGTTCGTCCTTAGTAATATACGAAAGGAGACAGACTTACGACATATATTAAGCACAAATGACATTATAGAATTAGATGGATATTATTATGTGATTGATGCAGTATCTGCACAATCAAGTGGAACACAAGCATTCACTATTAAAGACAAGAAATTGAAGGCTGCTACAGTTTGGACAGGTAGTGCAGTAGCAGAGAACATCAGTCAGAAAACTCTCTATTTGACTCCATATACAGGAGTGATAAATTTCACATTAGAAGCCGATACAGAAGTAGATTATGCTTCTAATAGGATAAGTATAGATGGCAACACAATAGACAAAGATAAAACGAAATTATACAATGCACGTTTAGTTTCAGGTCTGTATAATTCTCATGTGAATGAAATTGATTATGCAGATAAAGATAATAAATTTGTTAAAGTCCAAGATTCAGATAGGGTTTTCTATCAACGTAGTAATGAATCTCAAGATAGATTTTATTATTACGTTGGTGGATATTCGATAAGCGATACTGTATTCACTGGAATTGTGGAAGATATTTCTAGTAGTGCTGAACAGGGTTTAACGAAGTTTCAAATCACTGGCAGAGATGACACTTCTAAATTATTATCGGGGTCTGTTACTAAGAATAATGTCTTTATGAATGATGTCATAAAGACATCTATACCGCCTCTTCTAAACGATGCTGTAGCCATCACAGGCATCAGTAGCCTATCGGTATCAGGGACAGCCATTACATGGTCAGATACGGCCTCTATTACACCCGTAAGGCATGGTCTGATACTAAATCAAGTAGGGGCATTAATAGGGGAGGTAAAAAATTACACTACAGGAAATATTACTCTCTATAACTCAGCATATACTACGGCTACGAGTTTGAAATACTATCATCCATATTCTTCTACTTATATTAATTATATTACTGGAACAAAGGCTCTTGAAAGTAATGAATTACATACTACTGGTATGAGTGGATTTCTTTCTATCAGTGAGAAGGGACTTGTTTTCAATGATGGGTTGAAAATAGATGGAACATTTACTGGTAGTAGTAGTTCTTTCACATATTCCAAACTTTTAGGTGCATCTAATACTGGTAATTTCTTAGAAGATAAGACATTAGGATATGATTTATCATCTCCTAAATCTATATCCACAGATGATTCTAAATTTGCGTTTACAGTAGGGGATGAAAATGGTGTTACTGTTACTAAAAATGATATTGCTGCATTGAATAGTGAAAGTTTTGATGTGATTAGCATCAATGAAAAATCTGAAAGTGTCACTAATATGGAAATAGCACCAATTTTTCCTGTAGTGCTAGGGCGTTTGAACTCTAATACTTCTGATACTAGAGGAAATTGTAATATCTATTTAGTGAATAATAACATAAATACTGGTGGATTCATTCATAGATTACAAAATTATTTCATTGGTTCTGGTTTTTATGGGCCAACAGAAACCATACGTTATTGGGATTTACAGAAATTTAAAGCAGGAACTATTACGAAAACCTTTGATAATATCTACAATGATGGCAAGATGCCTCAAAAAATACAAGGGTATGCAGTAGGATATGGAGTCAGGGCTGATGGGACAACCTTCACTCCAACAGTCACTACTGATAACAAACCAATAAATGGAAGCAACACTATCAATGGTTGGACTCATCTAAATACTGGAAATTTTTATCAAAGTGAATTAATTCAATCTTACACTCCTTATGAGGGTGGAACTACTGAATATGATATAGAATATGAAGCATTAGAACATATTGACCCTAGAACAGATAGTTATGAATTCTTAGCAGTTGGAGATATATTCCCAAATTCCAAACTTAGGCATAATAATTTAAATTATCATACCAAGAATTATGAAGATTTTGGACTGCTTCTTGAAACACATCATATATACACTGGAAACACTACACATGAGAAATATACAGGTAGCACAGGACAAACTTTGAAAACTGAAAATATGTTTGAAGAATCATCTATTTCTTCTGCAACTCAAACTACTAATCAAAGTAGAAGATATGGTGTGATAAGATTAGTAGAGGCTACATTTGATTGGCATTTTAATCCATTAGATTTTGAGTCTCTAAAACATACAGATGAAATACCAACAATACCATATTTTGATTATGTTATGATGAATAGTCCAATACTAGAAACTTCTACAAATTCTATTACTTTGACTAGAGGTAGCGATGTCAATGTGACATCTAATAGTGTTACTGAAACTGATGGAGATATGTTCTATTCGACTGATTATATTGGTGAGAATCCTGATGCAGTAAAGGGATTTACAGATTATGCAAATGAATCTAATGGATTCATAGCAGTTAAGAAGGCTGCTCCTTGGGGAAATGCTGATAGTGGAAATCACAATCTAAGGGGATTAACTGGTACTGCTGTTTATGATGACATATTGAGATTTGATGGACATAATGACAGTGGAATAAAATGGTATGGAGTAACATCATTTCCTTTGTATCGGACCACTGATTATAACATAGATAATCTAGATACTAGA